ATTCAGATAGTCCATCACGCTGGTGACTTGCACGGCGATCCAGGCCGGGATATCGACGGCCGGAATGTCCGGCGTCGTGACGTCGAGCCAGTCGCTCCACAGCATGTCGCGCGGCGATGATGGCAGGTACTGGCCGCGCACCTGATAGGCGGTTTGCTCGATCAGGCCTTGGCTGATCAAGAGCGCGCCGGCCTGCAGCTGATCGGTGCGGCCGCGGGTAACATGGCTGAGGTCGAAAGTCAGCCGGACTTCGTACTGGATGCCGACCACGCCGGAGAGCGAACCGTCCCACGCAATCCGGATCGCCGGGCGGCGGCCGAGCCCGTCGGCGTCGTAGAGCGTCGCGCCCTCCGCATACCAATCAACCACGCCCTGCGGCGGTGGCCGCACGATGGCGGTCGGGCCGGTCGATACGCCGGTGTAATCGACCGCGTGGGTCCAGTCATAATCCGTCGGGTCAATCTCGGTGACGTTCATGACGACGTCGAGATTGCCGCGATCGGTGACGCTATCGACGCGAAACAGCTTGGTTATGTAGCCGTTGCGGAACGAATCCCAGGTCCCGATGTCGCCGGGCTCGATCACCCAGTAGCCCGGCGGAAACGCCAGCACATGGGTGCGGGCGCGCTGCGCCTCCTCGATGCCGCTTTTTTGCAAGCGCTGCACCTGCGCGCGGTACGGCACAAAGTCGAACGACGGGTTGGCCATCAGGCGGCGGTTGCCGTCATGCGGCTCAAGGTCGGTGCGGTACAGCGCCGGCGCGGTGGCGGTCTCCCAGCCCTGCGCCGGGTCGGGGTAGGTGCCTTGAATCCCGTTGACGCTGTCGGCCAGCCCGAAGAACGGCCGATACACCTGCTGCTCGCTCGACAGCAGATCGGCGTCGGCCCACGAAAAGCTCGGCGAATCCGGCGCGCCGAGGTGGATCTTGTACGAGCCGCCGATCTCGGAGAGGCGGCCCTGACACCCGGTCAGCAGCGCCTCGATCGCATTGGCCGGCTGGCTTGAGACGTGGATCTGGCCGCCGGTGCGATAGCTGGGCTCGGCGCCGCTTTCGCCGACGATCGTGGCCCGGCACTTGGCGATCTGGCTGTTCCAGTTCACGGCCGGCAGCCGCGCCGCGCCGGTCATATTCTGCAGGCCGTAAAACCATTGGCCGTTGTAGCGAATGCCGCGCAGCACATTGTAAATCTGCACCGCCGGCAGCTGATCGCCGTCGCCGCCCCATGTGGACGGCGTGCTCCAGCGCTGCGCGCCCGAACCGCCGTTGGTGGAATCCCGGCTCGGGTCATAGAGCGGGATGCCGCTCAAGACGAACTTGAAGCTCGGGAAACCGGAAAACAGCTTCTCCTCGACCAACGAGGTGCAGATCGCATAGCAGACCCCGGTCCCGACCCGGGTCGCCGGGTACGGCCGGTCGACCGAGCCGACGCTGGCGACCAGAAACGGGTCGGCCGCGACTTGGGTGCCGTCGTAGTATTTGATCCAGAGGTGATCGGTGCTGGCGTAGCCGAGAGCCCCGATCGCGACGCGGTACTTGTCGACCGGCGCGCCCATCGCGGTGGCTTCGCCGCTCAGCAGCGTCACCTTCTCGCCGTCGACCCAGACCTCCAGCAGAAACTCGCGCGGCAGGTCGGACAGCGCGATCACCTGCGTCAAGTAGGCATTCGGGGTCGGGGCGTCGGCGCCGGGGGCGACCGTCTGGCCCCAGTAATTGGCGTACACCAGCGAGCCGGCGGTGAGATGCATCCCGAGGCCGAAACTGCGCGGGATATCGCCACCGCTGGCGAGCGTGCCTTGGGTGCCAAAACTATCCTGCTTGGTGGTGTCCGCCGGCTTGCCGCTCAATGCCTTGGCGACGTAGTTGAGCCCGATCGCGACCGCACTGGAGACCGCGAGGTTGGCGGCAAACGCCGCCGCGACGGTGAAGAACCCCGCCTCGACCCCCAGGAACGCGGCGATGCCGAGCGAGGTGAAAATAGCCATCGGTTACAGCGCTTTCAGGAAATGGACCTCGGCGACGTTGTAGCCGCGCCGGCGATAGAGCTTGGCGACCTCGGGATCACTGCCCATCCCGGCCATGCCGACGAATTCGCAGCCCTGCCCGCGTGCCCACGCCTCATAGGCATCCAGCATCTTGACCGCGGCGAGCCCGCGATAGAGCGGCTCGATCCACCATAGCGTCTCGCGCGCCAGCCAGACCTCGCAGTACGGGTGCTCGGCCGCGACCGCCATCAGCAGGCCCTGGGCGGTGCCCTCGACCTCATGCACGAGGCAGAGCGCGCGCGGCCATTCCAGATGCGTCAGAAACAGCCGTTCGGCATAGGCTGGATCAAACGCAAACGAGAACCCGGTGATGCCGTCCTTGAGATCGAACTCGGCCCCGGTACGGGAATGTTCCAGCAGCGTGATGGCGCGGGTCTTGTCGCTGGCGACCGCCGGCCGGATCATGACCGCAGCAGCCGGCCGCCGGTCGGATTGGTCGTCGATCGCACCGCACCGCCGGCCCTTCCCCAAAATTGCTGCCAGCCGCCGACCACGGCGCTATCGACAAAGAAATCATCGCTGGCCAGCCGCAGCCGCTGCGAGGGGTCCGAGCGGGTGTCCGGGTTGGTCCGGGTCAGCTCCGCGGTGTTCGAGGTGCAGGTCAGCGTGACGTCGCCAGAGTCGTTCTCCCGTGGCGTGGTGATCGGCGCCTCGTCGATGGTACCGAGAAACCGCGCCGTCGCCGGCGCCACCATGGTGCGGCTGACCGGATCGAACAGACCGCGATAGATTTCGATCCTGCCCTGTTTGCAGTCATAGCCGCGCACCAGATTCTGCACCCGATCGGCGACCTGCGACAGGGTCACGGAGATGTTCGAGACCGTGATGGTCGAGACCAGCGCGATGTCGCTGATCTTGATCAGCGAGCCGGCGCCGGCCCAGCTTCGGGTCACCACGCCGCCGGTATCGGGGTCGATGATCTGCGCCGAGATGGTGCCGACGTCGCTCCAGTAGCCATCGGTGACCGCCGCCCCGGTGGTGCGGTCCCTGACCACGAACCAGACGAAATCGCGCGGCATCAGGCGCCGGTTCTGCAGCGCGGTATAGCTGGCGCCGTCCAGGTCCCTCATAGCCGCGCCTCGATCGCCGAAAACGACACGGTGCCCCAGCCGCTGAGCTGGGCATCGGACGAGACCGAGCCCGGCACGAGGCACATCAAGCAGGCCGGCTGTTTGACATGAATCGGCTTGGTGACGGTGACGTCGGGCCACAGATGCGGCCGCACCTCGAATTGCGGTGTGGTGCCGCCCGCCGCGGTCGCCGCCTCCATCACCTGATGCAGGTCACGGCGGGTTCCGACCACGATCGAAAGGTAGTCGCCGACCGCCAAGGCAAAGCCGGCCGGCAGCGCCGACAGCGTGATCGCCTTGCGGTTGGCATTGATGCTCGCGAGGTTGCCGGTCAGGCCGCTGAACGAACCGCCGGTCGGCCATGATCCGTTGGGATAGGTCTGCGGGTAGCACCTCGACATCGGATAGCCCCAGAACGTGGCTAGGCCGTTCTCCAGTGCGTTCAATTTGGCCCGCCACTGATCGAGGGCGTTCGGTTTTAACACCCGGCTGGCGGCCCGCAGCTGCCACAGCGGGCTTCCCATGTCCTTGACCAGCACCCGGCCCGACGCCTGCACCGACTGCTCCTGGCGCCAGCGCAGGTCGAACCCGGTGGTCCAGCCGGGCCACGTCGGCAGCAGGTCAAACGGTTCGGTCAGGGCCACTGTCGATCCTTTCCGTCAGCGCGATCCAGTTATCGCCCGGATTGAGGCCCGCCGCCGCCAGCGCCGCCCGCGCGTCCGCCAGCGAGAAGCAGATCATCACGAGTTCGCCATGGACGGCGACCAGATAGGTTTTCGCCGCCGCCTCGCGCAGCGCCATCTCACAGTCCAGCAGCGTCGCCGACTTGTTGTCGCGCAGAATCGCTTGCAACACACCGCGGATCGTCGCCGCGTCGCGACAGCGTTCCGCCAGCAGCAGATCGCGGCGTTGCTCATTGCTCAGCGGCATCGGGCTTCACCTTGGCTTTCACCGCGATTTCCATATTGCCGCAGCGCGGGCAGAACGGCTGACCCTTGGCCGCCCGCGCCAACGTCAGATCGCGGATCGCATGGCAGCCGACGCAGCGCACCGTAATTTTTCCGGATGACATGGCTATAGCCCCGGCACCCGGCCGCGGCGGGCCTGCTGGATGGTTTGCACGGTCCTTGTGGCGAATGATGCCCGGTCGGCTTCCAGGATCTGCGCCAGCCGAGCTACCGCGTCAACGCTGGCGCCACGGGCGTCGATCGCCGGCGAATACACGATCGAGCCGCCGGACCCGCCCTGCAGCACGTCATTCGGGATCACCTGCGCGCCCCGCGGCAGGTTGACCAGTTCCGGCCCCTTCTCGCCAACCAGCGTCATGCCGCCCGCCGCGTAATTGGTGCCGCCCGCGGCGTGGCCGATGCCGCCCGCGCCACCGCCACCACTGAACAGCCCGCTGAGCAGCGAACCAAACGGCGATAACCCGCCGCCGGCGCCCGATTGGAATGGCGCCATCACCGCGGCATTGATCGCCATCTTGGCCAGGGTCTTGAGCAGCGACGCCAGCACATCATTGAGCGCCTTGCCTTCGAGGATCGCATCGCTAAACGCGCTCGACAGCGCCGAGCCGATCTGCTGGCTGGCGGCGTTGAGCTGCTGCATCCGATAGGCGGCTTCGGCATGGGCCTGCGCCACCTTGCCGGCCTGCTCGGCCTGCACCTCCATCGCCAGCCGCATCTCTTCGTCGACCGTGATCTTGTCCTTTTCCGCAGCCGTCAAAAGCTGCGTCATCGTCTTGGCCTCTTCCTGCTTGGCGATGCCCAGCCCCATCACCTTGGTGTCGGCCTCCATCAGCGCCATGCGCTTTTCGATCTGTTCGCTTTGCTTCGCCAGCGCGTCGGTATCGTCACTGATCACCTTGGCGCGAGAGGGCAGCCGGGCGTCGCTGGACTTCGGCCGATCGGCGTCCGCTGGCCGTGCGCCCGGCAGCGGCACCTTGCCGCCGGGGAACGCGGTCATCGCTTCGGCCAGACCGGCTGCCGCCTTGGCTTTCTCGACCTCCCGCAGCTCTTCCGCCAGTTCCACCGCCTTGACGCGCGCCGCTTCCAGATTGGCGATGATTTCCGGGTCCGGATTCGCCTTGGCGCGCTGCGACGCCAGCACCCGATCGAGCTGTGCGACATCCTGCGCCATGCCCAGCTGCGAGGCGTTCACCACCTGCATCGCGTCCGAGAGCTTGCGCGCTTCCTCGGACGCCTGCCTTATTTTTTCGCCGATTGGCGACTGATCGAGGGTCGTGGAAAAGTCGACCGCCTTCGCGATCAACTCACTAAACCAGCTACCGACGTTGATCAGCGCCGACTTGAACTGGATCGAGAAGCTGTTGATCGATCGATTCCACGCCGCATCGAATTCCTGCGCCCGCGCAATGGTCTGCTTATCGATCACGGCGCCGGCGTCTTGCGCCTTTGCGGCCAGATCATTGAACGCCGCACTGCCACCCCGTAAGGCTTGCACCCAATCCTCGGTGAGGCCGGCCATTTTCGCCGCCTCGACCTTTTCCGGCATCGAACGAAACTTGTTGAGCAGATCGGCGGTGATCGCCAGCATCTGGTTGAGCTTGACCACCTCGCCGTTGCGGTCCTTGTATTTGATATTGTTGGCGTCAAGCAGCCGGGTCAGCGAATTCTCGTTTTCCTTGGCGTCGGACAACAGCCGCGACATATTGCGCAGACCGGCGACCGCCTCCTCGGATGAAACGCCGCCTTTCTGCGCGGCGAAGGTCAGCTCCTGAAATCGCTCGACCGAAACCCCGGCATATTCGGCGTTCTTGGCGATCTCGGCCAATTCGGCGCTGATCGATTTTAGCGCCGTCAGCGCCGCGCCGAGCGCTGCCGCCGCCCCGGCGCCGAACGCGGTCAGACTGGTCAGACTGATGCCGGGATTCAGCTTGGAAAACGACGACTCAATTTTCGACACCGACTCGTCGGCGATCGCGCCGGCCTGATCCATGTCCTTCTGAAACTGATCGAGCCGGGCGCCGACCTGGACGACGAGATCATTGGCCATTTGTGTGCCTTCTCACCAGCTCATCGAACTCGTCGTTCGACATCGGCTGCAGCACGGTGTCGCCGCCGTTAGCCTTGTTGAAACCGGCCACCGCCACGCCGAGCTGCCAGAACGACAGCCGATCGACCTCATAGGGCTTATAGCCTAATGCCGCACCGGTGCCGTAGAGGGTGCTGAATCGGATCGGCTTGGTTCCGTCGGCGTCGTCTCCGTCTTTTTTTTTAACTCGATTTCATCGTCGGGCGCCCCGATCAGGCCGGCCTCCAGCACCTTGAACGCCGTCAGATTGTGCGCATAGGGCGGCGTCTCATCGAAATAATTCATCAGCTTGCGATGCGCCTGCGCGATGCTTAGACCGCCGCCGACCAGCCCGATGCGCAGGATGTCGCGAACGTCATCCGGCCAAGCGTTGCCAGCGCGAACATCCTTGAGCAGCGTCATCGGCCCGATCACCTCCAGCCCCATCGCATGGCGCCGGCCATTGACCTTCTCCTGCAGCTCGCGCCACGCCCTGATCGCGTAGCGAAAGCGGTTCTCGCCATCGCCCCACACCAGCGTGATCGAGCCATCGGCGCTCATTTCTTCAACACCACCGCGCCGCGGTGACCGTGCGAGCTGGTAAACCCGCCGTTGGAATAGTTCTGCGACCGCAGCGCCCGCACTCGGTTGTTCTCCTCCAGCGTCCGTTCCATCGTTTCGCGAAACTGTTCCTGCCCGGCCTGCTTGTAATCGCGGTAGCTGACATAGAAGAACGGTTCGGAGCCCATCTTGGCAGTGCCGAACTCGACGAAGTGGGCGTAGTCCACCGTTACCCCGGCGCCACCGGCCTTGCGCTTGATGCCCTTGGTATCGCCGCTGCCGATCTTGACCTCACGCTCATAGCCGGCGGTGCGCTTGTATTGCCGCGTCGTCGACTTGCCGCCGCAGCGGATCAGAAACGACACTCTCATCAATTGTCCACGCAAGCCAAAGGCGCCTTTCTGCGTGACGTCCTGCTTGCGAATTGAATCGCGCAGCGCGCCCGTGATCACCGGCGCCCGCGACCGCATGTTTTCGATCACCTCGTCGGCGATGTTCGAAACCGTGTCGTGATAGTTGTCGGCGACGTTCTTGGTCAATGACAGCATATCGGCCTTGAATCGCGCCACGCTCGGATTGTACGGCATCAAGGCACCGACACCCAGAGCACCGCGCCGGAATTGACCAGCGTGGCGTCGAGCGTCACCTTCTCGCCTCGGGTGCCGCCATAGCGCAGCGACGACAACACGAACGCGCCGAGCCAGTGACCGAGCGCCGGGGCGTCGAGCTTGATCTGCACATTGCGGATATCCGCGCTCTGGAACCAGTCGTTCCAGATGTTGAAGCTCTCGACCGCCATCACCCCGGTACCGGTGACCTGCGCCGACAGCGCATTGATGTCCTTGGCTTCCCACGCCGGCGCTTCCGGATCATCGCAGTCGGGGATCAGCGTGGTGTTGGTCGAGGCGGTGAAGTCGACGCCCTGCGAGGTCAGCCCGCACGGCGCGGCGAACGTCTCCGGCGAGGCGCCGTCACCGAGCAGAATATAGAGTTTGGTACCGGGGATAACGGTTGGTTGGGCCATTGCATTTCCTCCTTACAGAACAACGCCGGGATTCTGAATGTCGACCGCGATCACGCTGGCCGATTTCGCCAGCCCGATCAGACAGACGTTCATGCCGCTGACGACGTCGGCGCGCGGGCAGATCGTGCCGGTGGCCGCCGTCGACAGAAAGTAATCCGTGCCCGGGACCACCGTGGCGCCGATCGTAATGTCGCCCGAGGTCAATAGATCGACCGGCTGGTTCAACGCCGCATTGTTCAAGGCGATGCCGGCCGGCTTGCGCGCGTTGACGTCGGTGGCGTTGTTATCGCATTGCAAATATTTGCCGGTGGTGCCGTCCTTATAGATCAATTGGCCGGCGGTGATGGCGACGCCGGCGGTGCCGCTGGCGCGTTGCGCGTTGGCCCCGGCGATCACGTTGGCGGGAACGATAGTGAGGTCAACCATGGCACTGTTCTCCTGTTGCGAGGTAAATTTTCATATTGGCCAACCTGGGGTGAACCCGGCCGGCACCGCGCCGACAAAGGCGCTAGCACCAAAATTGGCGATCAGCGTATCTGCGCCGCCAAGTTGGAGCGTTGGATAAGCCGTTGTCACATCTGAAATATCGATGCCACCGGCACCCGTTGCCGGATCGCGGCTGGCGTTGTTATTCCAGTTACCGCCAGCCCCGAGTCTAAGCCAAAACAACTTAGCGTCCATGTCTACGGCAACACCAATCACCGTGCCGGATGCGATCGTGCCAAATGAGATGAGGACCGACGGAGTACCTCCCACCGTTAGCGTCTGTGAACCATTGTGGTAAATGCTGCCGAGGCGAATCACGCCACAGTGCCCCGTCGTCACACTGCCGTTGAAAGTCGTGCTTGTCGGTAGCGAACCGAGTGCCAGCCCAACGCCGCTTGAAGTAGCGGCAGCATTGAATGTCACTTCAAAGTAAAATTTGCCCGATGTTTTTGCAGCAATCCCGCGGACGATGCCTTGCCATCCGGCCGTGCCGGCTGCCGTCAAATTGCCGCCAGATACCGTGATATGACTTTCCTTATCACTAGGATTTAAGGTGGCCGGCACCACGCTCGCACTGCCGCTGGCGCTGGCACTGCCACTGCCCGCCGCCGCCGCGATCGCCGAGGTCACCGGCGGCGCGTCATACGGCTGGATGCGGCTGTGAAACGTCATCGCGACGTGCCGGGTCAGGCCGTCGGGATCGCGCAGATACTGGATGTTTTCCAGTTCAAAGATCACCGCGACATAGCCGTCCATCGGCGGCGGCTTGTCGTCGATCACCGCCAGAATGTTGTTCGAGATCGTCTTGGCTTCCGGATAGCCGACCGCGCGCGACCAGACGTCGATCTGCACAAAGTGTTCGGTGCCGTCGATGCAGCCCGCCTTGTCCGCCAGCACCTGACCATCGCCGATCGTGACATAGGGAAAGGTCGCGTTGGTCGGCACGTTGTCATAGATCCGTGGCCCGACCTCCGGCCCGATATTGTTTTTCAGCGCGTCGTGCAGCGCGTCCTGCAGCTCATAGCTCGGATCGCTCATTCTCGGCCTCGTGCTGCTTGGTTTCGATCACCTCGCCGGCGCCAGCTCTCACGATCGCGCGCACCGCGAATTCCGGCACCCTGGCGTAGATCACGCCGCCGAGATATTGCACCACAACCCGCGGCATCGCCTGATAGGAGAAATCGCGCAGCATCTTCACCGTTTTCACGCCGCGGCCCCGGACTGGCACAACAGTTCGAACCACGCGTGTTCATCGTCAGGGTCGACAATGCTGCGGATCGCCAGCTCCAGCCCGCTGCGTGCATCGGTGGCGCGCCAGTCGACGCCGATCTGCTTGGTCTGTGCGCTCTGCCGCACGATCAGGGTGTAGGTCTGGGTTCCGGTCAGCCGCGCCGCCAGCACCGCCTCGCCGCCGAACCGCGCCAGCACGCTCGCCGCCACCGTGAACTGATCCTGCCATGGCCCCATTATCTCATTGCCCATGCCGTCGTCGATCACGGCACGCTTGGCGAAGGTGACGCGGTGCCGGAGATCGCCTGCGCTGGTCATTCAGCATCCCCTGCAAATCGACGGCGGTGCCGGCGGTGGCGGCGGCATCGGCTCCAACTGCGACGGCTGGTGACGCTTATCCGTAGCGCCAAAACGTCGGCAGGCCGGGACCGCCACCCAGCACGCCACTGAGCCACACCACGACCGCGATCAGACAGATCAGACCGACGATAATCTGGCCAAACTTCAGAACGTTGCCGTCGATGGTAATTTTGAACCAGTCCGTAGCGATCCACAGGATCACGTAAGCGACGAACACGATGATCGCGATGTAGAGCAGCAGATTCAAAAAGCTGATCAGGATTGCCATGACTATTCTCCATCCTGCCCCGCGATATAGGCCTCGGCCTCCTCACGGGTTTCGCATACCGCAACGATCTGGTTGCGCTCATTGAGCACCCGCCAGTAATCGCCCCACACCACGATGTGATAGGCGGTCACGGCCGCATTCGTTCAACTTGCGCGTTGGCGATGTCGGCCAGCGTGGTGCAGCCAGCGGCGTAGCCCTGCAGCCAAACGATCTGCCACTGCACCACGGCCCGCAGCCATAGGTCCGGCAGCCTGTCTGGCACCGGATGATCAGAGACCAGTCTCAGCATATCAATCTCCTACAGCCGTGGCTTCCAGTAGCTTGAGGTAGCGCGCCGCATCATGTCGGCGACTTCGCTCTGCGACATCAGCACGCCGCGGTTCTCATAAATGCGACAGGAGCACAGCAGCACTATGTCGAGGATGCCGGGCGGCAATTCGTCCTTGGTGGCGTAGCCGCTCTCGATCGTCACCGCGAGCCCGCCGGTATAACCGCCAACCAGCCGGTACAGCATCACGCCGTGCATCGAATTCGACGCCACCTCATAATTCTCGGTGACGTCGGTGTCGTCGGCGTCGAGCGCCGTGAAATCGACCACCGGCGTGATCGGGATCGACACCACGTCGCCGCAGTAATCCGCCGGGTCCGGCTTCCAGATATAGGTCGAGGGGTTGACGGAAATTTCGCTCTCGCGTTCGAACAGGCTGATCGCCCGCTTGATCGCGTCCTTGATGTATTCATCGTCGTCGGTGAAGTCGACGCGCAGATGCGCCTTGGTGGCGGCGAGCAGCGCCTTCGGCAGCGCGTCGTAATCAACATCATCAATCGCGATCGAGCCCATGATCATTTGGTTTTGACCTTCAAGCGCACGGTTTGATCGAAGGTGCGGCCGCCGGTGGTGATGACGCGGTTCAAGACATCATAGGTCTTGTTGAGCGTGCCGCCGCTAAGCCAGATGATGGTCATGGTCGGCGACTTCGAATCGGAGTCCTTGGTCAGCCCGGTCGGCATGATCCACTGGCTTTGCGCCACGGTGTCGCCGCCAAGCCGCGCGGTCCAGTCGATCGCATAATCCAGAATTTCGTCCGGGTCTTTCGGAGGCCAGCGCTTCGCCATCTGGTTCGTCCTCTCACGCCGCCCGCTGTTGCTCGGACGTCACCGCGATGCGGTCCTGCGGCTCCGCTTGCACCGCCGCCTCGGCCGGGCTGACCTCGGTCAGGCGGTTCTGTTCATCCACCGCCGCCGCGCTCTCGACCGGCGCGACCGCCGCCGCGCGGACGTCCTCGTCGACATAGGCGATCCGATCAGCGTCGATCGGGCTGGGCTGAATGGCAATGGTCTTGACGTTACTGAGACCAACGCCCGCCGCCTGCGCCACCGCCGCCTGCAGCGCATTGCCGATCAACACCCCTTGCCCGATGCCCTGCGCGCTGGCCACCGCCGCCGCGGTCACGCGTGACACCGCGTTCGCGGTGCCGGTTCCTAGCGCAGCGGCCGTCCCGCCGACCGTCGGCCGTGCCGTCGCCTGCGCGGTTCCGCTGCCAACCGCCGCACCCGTGCCGACCCGGGCGACGACGCCGGTGGCCTGCGCCGTAGAGATGCCGGCGCTGGCGGCGAGGCTCCCGGCGATCTTAGCACCGACCGCGGAGGCTGCACCCGTGCCCGCCGCCGCGGCCGCGCCCTGCAGGATACCGACCGCGCCGCTCCCGGTCGCGGTCGAGGTTCCCGCCGCGCTGGCGACCGCCGCGACCGTCCAGGTCCCGGTGGCCTGCGCGGTGCCGGAACCCGTGGCGGTGCCGAACGCGCCGGAAGAAACCGACGCCGTCGCCTGCGCCGTACCGCTGGCGCTGGCCGTGGCCACCGAAGCCGCCGTCGCGCGGCCAACGACCACGCTGGCGCCGCTGCCCGCCGCCGCCGCGGTGGCGCCCCGGATTTCGGTGCCGACCGCACTGGCCGAACCCGTCGCCGTGGCCGCCGCCACCGCCTGAACCATCCCGATCGCGCCGACCACCGCCGACGCACCGGTGCCGCTGGCCTGCGCCACGCCCGAGAGCGCCCATCGGCCCGCCGCGCTCGCAGCGCCGGTGCCGATAGCCGCGCCGGTCGAGGACGCCGCACCGCTCGCCAGCGCCTGCGCCGTCGAGCTGCCGGCCGCCGATCCGATCGCGGTCGCCGTCAGGCTTCCGACCACCGAACTGGCGCCGACGCCCGCAGCCGCCGCGGTGACGCTGGCGGTCTTGTTGCCGGTGGCCTGCGCGGTGCTGCTGCCGGTTGCGGCCGCCGTCGCGCTCGAGGTCACTTGGCCAATGGCGGCCGCGCTCGAGGTGCCGGCCGCACTGGCCGTCGCGGTATTGATCGCGCCGCCAACGGCCTGCGCGGTCGAACCGCCGGCCGCCGCGGCAATGGCCGAACCCGCAAAGCTGATCGCGGTGGCCGAGCTGGTGCCCGTGGCCGCCGCGACCGCCGCCGCGATCTGAGTGCCGGCAACCGACGACGCACCCACACCCGAGGCGCCGCCGATTGCGGCCCGGGCACTGACGCCGGGGGCTGACGCCGTGCCCTGAGCTACCGCACTGCCGACGCTCGACGCGATCGCCTGCGCCGTGCTGCTACCGGCGCTGTTGCCGACCGCAATCTTGAATCCAGCGCCAACCACGACCGCCGCGCCAGTGCCACTGGCCGCGGCTAGGGAAGGGCTGATCGCCGTGCCAGTGGCCTGCGCACCGCCCTGGCCGGCGGCCACGCCCTTGGAAACCGATAGCGCCTGCGCCGTGCCGGTGCCGGCGGCGCTACCGCTGGCGGTCACCGTCGCCGTCGCGGTGGCCTGCGCGGTACTGGTACCAGCGGCGTTGCCGGTGCCGGTGCCGGTTATTGTCGCGCTGGCCTGCGCGGTAGAGGTCCCGGCCGCCGATCCACTGGCGAGCGCGGTGCTGCTGCCAACCACCGCAGTGCTGCCAACGCCAGCCGCGGCCGCAACCGCCGCCACCGTCCTGGCGCCGACCACCGCCGACGCACCGGTTCCGCTGGCGGCGCCGACCGCGCTGGCAATCCCGGTGCCGCTGGCGCTCGCCGCGCCACTGCCGGTCGCCGCTGCGGTCGCCGATACGATCACCGCCGCCGTCGCACCAACCACCGCCGACGAACCGACGCCGCTGGCCGATGCGGTGGCGCCAACCACGGTGCTGCCGGTGACGGCCGACGCGCCGCTGCCGCTGGCCGCCGCGACCGCCGCAATCCGCGCGGTGCCGGTGGCCTGCGCGGTGCCGAAGCCGCCCGCCGTGCCATAGGCGCCAAAGCTGCGCCGGGCATATTCGGCGTAGTTCCAGACGCCGCTTTCCAAATAGACAAACGGAACAACGACCTGACCGGCCCGCACATAGACCAGCCCGTCCTGGGCCATCGCCTCGGTGGCCTGCGTGACGGTGCCGGCCCACAGCAGCTGCGCGGCGCCGAACGACGAGGCGTCGCTGACCGTCGAGGCCGCAAACGTCAGGTCGGAGGTGTCAGTCCGATTCCAGATCGAAACGACGCTGGAGCCGTCGACATAGGCGTTATACGGCGCCTGCGCGACGCCGGAGCCGCCGACACCGGAGCCCGACATCGCCGACAGGTTGTCGCTGCTGTTGCCGTACAGACCGTAAACGTTGCCGTCGCCATAGCCGTAATTGACATGCAGCCGGTCGGCGATGCCGTCGTTCCACGTCACGCACTCGCTGTTCTGCGTGAACGCCGCATAGCTCGCGATCTGATTCAGGCTCGACAGCGCATTGGCCGCCGACAAGGTCCGGACGTAAGTGTAGCCGTTGATCGAACCGGCCGGGGCGCCATACGGCTTGACGAAGAAATGCAGCCGGTCGCCGACCTCGCACATACACAGGAAGATGTGATCGTAGGCCGTGGCCGCGCCGTCGATCGAGCCGGGTGACCACGTTGCCACGCCGGTGCGGCGATAATAGCTGGTGCGCGCGTAGTTGGTGCCCGAGGTCAGCGTCCGCGCGCTGTTGCCGGCCACCATCACCTCGCCATTCGACCGCACCGCGATGTCGGCGTAGATGGTCTGGCCATCGCCTCCGGTATTGATGGCGGAGACGATCGTCTCGGCGGTGACGAACGTGTCAGACGCCATGTTGAACGTCTGATATTTCCGATTCAACGACGACGCCAGCGTGCCGTCGGTCACCACCAGATGGATCACGTCGCCGACTTGACTCGCCGCGACATCGAGGATCGCGGTGGTAAACCCGGTCTTGGTCCCGGCCGAGCCAAAGCTGGTCGGGGGATCGCTGGCCTTCATCGCGCGCAGCGTGGTCGCCGTCGCGCTATCCCGGCCCAGCACGTAAATGTTGCCGGTCGAACTCTGGAACGGGCCGACCGGCGGGATCGCCGTCGACAGATTGCCGACGATGGTCGGAAACACGATCGCGGCGGCGCTCGCGGCACCCGCGCCGGTCGCCGCACCTTGCGCGGTGGTGATGCCGGTGCCGGCCGCATTGGCAGCACCCGCGCCAGCGGCGGCGCCGCGGCTCTGCGCAATAGCTGCGGCCGTGGCGCTGCCGGTGCCCGCCGCCTGCCCCTGTCCTGACACCAGCGCGACGAAAGTACCGACCACCGAGGACGCACCGGTGCCGCTGGCGGCGGCGGTGGTCGGGATGATCGCCTGACCGCTGGCCTGTGCCGTACTGGTGCCGGCGGCGGCGCCAGCGCCAATCCGTTGCACCGCCGCCGTGGCAGTACCGGTGCCGGCCGCGCTGCCCCGGCTCTGCGCGACACCCGCGCCGGTCGCGGTGCCGGTGCCGGTCGCCGCGCCGACCGAGCCGGCGGCAGCCTGAAGGAATTCAAACGCGCCGATCAGGATCGCGTGCGACGCGCCGAGCGACGCCGTCGCCGTGATGTTGCCGGTGGCCCCGGCCGTCGCCTTCACCGCATCGGCGATCGCCAGCGAGCCGTCTGAGCCAGTGGTGAACGTCGAGTCGGCGCGCTCGATCCACGTTCCCGCCGTCGGCGCCGTGGTCGTATTCGTCGCGCCGCTGGCGGTGGACGGATCGGTGACCGCATCAATAACCGACCACGCCGCTTCCTGGCCGCCGCATAGTCCAACCACCAGAAGGTCTTTGTCTTTGGTGGTAGTGACGCCCGCAACCGACACCGACGTGGTGTTGATCGCGGTGGTCGCCGAATTCTGCGTATCCAGCGGCGTTGGATCGTTGCCGCGATAGGCGACGATCTGGCCCATCGCCTGATCGACGTTGACCGGGTGCGTAAACGTCAGCGCCGGGGCCGAGGCGCCGCGCACGATATACGCCATCATGCCGGACGCGACTGCCGACGTGGTGGTCAGGACGTTATTGGTTTTCTGCTCGGTGACCCTTGTCCAACCGGCTGGCAGCGTAATCGAGGTGGTCGAGGCGATGCGCGACGAGATCACCGCAACCAGCAGATCGCCTTCAATAGCGCCCGCCGGGACGGTCAGAGTATGCGCGGTCGCCGCGGTGATGTTGACCGGGCTTGAGACGCCGACAAAGCTCCAGGCCGGGCCGTCAGCCGGCGCGCCACCTCGGAGAACGGATTCGTTGTAACGCCAGACCCCGGTGTCGAGATAGAGATACGGGATGATGTAATTGCCACCCCGCCAAGAGACCGGCGCGTCCTGCGCCAGCGCATAATCGGCAGCCGTGACGGTCGCCGTCTCCATCAGTACCGGCGCTACAAACCCAGTCGCGCTGGTGTTTATAGCAACAGTTTTATATAGGTCACTCCCGGATATATTGCGGGATACTGCAACGTATGTATCAAACGCCGTCGTCGCACTAGGGCCGACATAACCCATGTACGGCCAGTCCATTGTACCGCCCGTGCTTCCACCGGCGACACCAACTTCAGTTAACGTGCCGAGGCTATCGGTACTATTGACGTAGCCACCGTAGAGGAAGCCATCATCCCAGCCAAACTGGACGAAACAGCGATCGGCGCTGCCGTCATTCCATGCCAACGCCTTTACAGTATGGCCACTCCTGTTAGCGCCGTAGCTCTGGACCTGACTGAATGCGCTCAACACATTGGCGGCGGACAACGTCCGGCAGTACAAGGCGTCCGAAGCGCCATTGGCCGGCCGAACGAAGAAGTGTACCCGGTTGGCCAGGATACACATCGTCATGTAGAAGTGATCGAACGCCTGCGTCGCGCCATCAATCGAGGTCGTCGACCACGTCGCCGGCGCCGTCCGCCGCCAATAACTCGTCCGTGCCCGCGCCGAACCCGTGACGGTGGTGCCGCTGTTACCGGCGACTAAGACCTCGCCGTTTGTCCGCACCACAATATCGGCAAGTGCACTATCAACACTACCGCCCGTCGACAACGCCGACACAATGGTCTCGGCCGTGACGAACGTGTCACTCGACATATCAAACGTTTGGTATTTACGATTGAGCGACGACGCCAGCGTGCCGTCGGTCACCACAAAATGAATGACGTCGGCAACCTGATAGGCGCCAACCTCAAGAATCGCCGTCGTGAAGCCGGTCTTGGTACTGACCGACGAAAACGACGAGGTTGGATCGGTCGCCTTGATCGCCTGCAGGGTGGTTGCGGTGGTTGCGTCCCTGCCAAAGATGTAGAAGTTGCCGCTTGAACTCCTGAACGGTCCTACCGGCGCAATCGCTGTTGATAGATTGCCAACGGTTACCGGCAGCGCCATCTTAGTCTCAGCTCCTCATTCTCCGTTATGTTCGCAAGCGGTGCCTGCCAAGCAGCCGCTTGTATTCGGCGCGACGCGCTTCCTGAATCCGCTTCTTGACGAACGCCGGGTCCGTGTTGCCGTCGGCGTAGCATTCCAGCACCGCCTGCTCCATCGCGTCGCGCACCGGCACCAGCAACGGCCGCAAGAATTCCGACTGGGTCTTGACCGCGATGCCGACCGCCTCCGCGATCCGCGGATAGAGCCGCTCGGCCTTCGGCTTCAGCTGGTCCGGCAACTGTGACGGCAGCCCGTGATCGAGCAGCCAGCGGTGTGAATAGGCCCGCAGCTTGAACGGAATCGAGAATATCGCGGTGCGCGCCATGTGGATGCAGATCAGCACCTCATGATCAGTTTCCGGGCATGGCATGTTCGGGCGGACGTGCTGCCACAGCCCCCGCGTCGCCTTGACGTCGCAGGCTTCCAGGCATTGCCGGAACAGATCGGAATGCTCGGCCATCAGTCCAGCGTGATGGTGGTCGCGGTCGACAGCGACGGCGTCACGCCCGAGGTGCAGGCAATGTTCGGCGTTACCGTGCCCGACCACAGGATGGCGCTGGCGCCGCCGCCGGATTTGCCGGTCGAGAAATGCGTCGCGGTCGAGCCGGCGCTGGAGGAGGCGCCGAAATTGATCGCGGCCACCGGCGATATCGAGCCGGTGGTTTCGGTCCAGCCGCCGGTGGTGCGCGCGACGTTGACGCGGCCATAGCCAGTATAGGCGACCTCGGTGGTATTCTGCGCGCCGGCCTCGCCAGGATCAGCGCTATGCAGCGCGACGACGATATTGGTCTCCGGCGTGCCGGAGCCGGTCGATGTGGCATAATCGGTCCACGTCACCGCCTGAAACACCAGTTTCAGAATGGCCGACTCGGTTGCGTTGGCAATGGTCATGGTGGCCTCTCAGTCGAGCGTGATAGTGGAGGCGGTGGTCAGCCGCGGGGTGATGCCGGCGGCGCCGATCGCAATGTTCGGCGTCACCGTGCCGGACCACAGGATCGGCGAGGCGCCGCCGCCGGATTTGCCGGTCGAGAAATGCGTCACCGTAGTGCCCGCCGCGCCGCTGGCCGCGTAATCGACGTTCGCTGCCGGCGATACGCTGCCGGCCGAGGCCGTGGTCCAGCCGGTCGAGCGCGCCACGTTGACCCGGACGTAATTGGTATAGGCCGCCTCGGTGGTGTTCTGCGCGCCGGTGTCACCGGGATCAGCGGTGTGCAGCGCGACCACGATGTTGGTCTCGGGCGACGCCGCGGCGTTCTGGGCGTAGTTCGCCCATGTGGTCGCGCTGTAAATTAGATTCAAGATCGCATTTTCGGTGACATCAGCTATCGTCATGGTCGCTTCTCCTAGTGTGTCTCGCTCTCGAATTGCTCGAATAGCTCGCGGACCGGAATCGCGGTGCCGGTCGAGCCGTCACGGTGCATCGGGATCACGGCGTAGCGCGCGCGATCAATTTTATAATGCGTCACCTCGGGCGCCGCTTCCGCCGGCGGGCCGCGCTCGCCCTTCGGTCCGCGCTCACCGGCCTTGCCCTGCTTGCCGACCGGGCCTGACTTCCAGCCCGGCCCCGGGCACGGCCCCGGATTATCCTGCCGCGCCACGAACCACGTTGCGTTCACGGTGACGACATCCAGCTCGGCATATTCGATGTTGGGATCATAGGTGTCGCGGATTTTGAAAGCGCGGGCGGTCTTGCCATCCCTTCCCGGCGCCGACAGGCATGTCCAATCGAGATGCTCGCCAGGAATCCGCGCGGTGTCGCGCACCGCCTGATAGGTGCCGCCGCGATGCGTCACCACGTCGCCCATATAATGCACGCCTTCGGCAAACGGCACCGCCAGCGGCAATTGACCTATCGGCCCTTGGTCACCTTTTTCACCGGACGCGCCGCGCTCGCCCGCAGCTCCCGGTTCGCCGGGCTCGCCGCGATCTCCTTTTTCGCCATGCTCGCCCCTTTCACCGCGCTCGCCTTTTTCGGCTTCACCCTTGTCACCTTTTTCACCGGGATCTCCTCGTTCGCCGCGCTCGCCCGGTTCGCCCTTTTCACCGCGCTCGCCCGGCTCGCCTTTTTCGCCACGTTCGCCCGCAGCCCCTCGCTCACCGCTAACACCCGGTTCACCCGCGTCTCCAGCAGCGCCACGCTCTCCGTCAAGTCCCGGAACACCCTGCGCACCTTGCTCACCACGCTCGCCGGAAGTTCCTGAATCGCCCTTTTCGCCTTGCTCACCTTTTTCACCTTGCTCACCACGTTCGCCCCGCTCACCCTTGTCACCCGGTGCGCCATCGCGCAAGCCCGCCAGCCGGACTGCCATCGCTGCTTCCATCCGTAGCATCCGAACCTCGCATTCGGCGAGCTGGCGCGCCACTTCCGCGCTCAGGCTGGAGAGCCGTAGCAGGCATTCGCGTTCGACCCGCGCCGCGACGGCCCCCAGCTCATCCGCCAACACATCAAATGGCGTGTCGGGCATGGGAGGCCTGGAAACGGCGGCGGATTCTGGCTGGGTCATCGGCC